GATGAATAGTTTATATCTAAATAACTAAAATCTCCTATTATAGGTTTGTCTGCTTGTTCACAAAATACAACCTTTGTTCCTAATATTTCATTAGGCTGTAGCTGAAATAATTCTTTACTCTGATTACTTAATTCTTTTATTATTGAAAAATAATCATTTTTACGCATTACAATTGTTGCGTTAGTGTAAAATTCTTCATCTAAATCAGCTAAGGCATTTGTAATTGCATCAAATAAGTTTTCTCCTTGTACTTTCTTTATACCATTAATATCAGAATAAATATTCATGTGTTTTTCTTCAGCTTTAGTCGTTTTAAATATAGAATACTTCTCTTTTTTAGCTAATCCTTCTCTTAATGCCTTTTCAATATACTCTACTAAATTAGTGTTTGTACCTTCAAGCAATGAATCAGATACTTCTGTTGATATTCTAAACCCAAAACTATTGAATTTAACTTTCTCACCCTTTAAATTTAATTCTTTTGCTAATTCACCATCCACTACAAAATCCATATCATCTATAGCATAAGATATCCTAGGTAACTCCAATCCAACTATGTTAGTTATAGATGCTATATCTCTTATAGGATTATTTTTTATACTATCAAAAATAAGACTCTCGCCTAAACTAGTTGGTAATAAATTACTTCCTCCATTATTAGGATTGTTTGTATTTCCAAATAATGACCTATATACACCATCTGGTATTTGCTCACCTTTTAGTAAACTCCTATACATTATTCCTCTGTTTTCCGTCGGATCTTCACATCCATTAACTAATTCTAGTTTCTTAATTGATTCCTTTTCCCTTCTTTCTAACTTTTCTTTTAATACATTAAGGCTCATTTCAACGGTTTTTAATTCATTTTTATTTCGTTTTATACCTTCCGCATCGTTAGCAAGTGCTAATTCTATATTTTCTTCATATAATTTTTTAGCTTGTTCATTATAATTTTGTATCTCTCTTTTAATTTCGTAAATTGTCCTCATTTTAATCTCCTATCATAGTTTTTAATTTCATTTAATTTTTGCTTAGCTTCACTTATTATTAGATATAAATCCATATATTCAGATCTAACATTTCCTTTTCCTTTTAATTCTCTATTTCTTTTAACTTCTGCTTCCGTTACTTCATATGCTGGTATCGGAGTTATAGTAATTTCAATTAAGTCAACCTCTTGAATTTCTCTGTATGACTTTCCGTCACTAACTCCCCACGTATATTTCGTTACATATCCAGCAAAGCTACATTGATTGACTATTCCTCTATTAATTAATTCATACAAATCATTTGACTGGGTAGTATTAGGTAATTCAATTTCAAAATAAAGTCCCTTATCTTCTTCAATAAGCTTCATGTTTATATCTTTACGAGCTATAACATTATTAAAATCATGATTATATAAGGCTAATATACTATTATTTTTAAGACTTTTAGCAAATGCACCCTTACATATACATTCACTCCAGCACTCATCCCATCCATTATTTATATCAGTCCAAGTATTAAATACAACTGCATATCCCTGTATTATTTTTTTATAATCTACAGTCTTAGTTCTATATGTAATTTCATAACTTCGCTTAATTAAATCATCTTTAAAATCATTATTTTTAATTATTCTCACCTCCATTTAAAATTCTTTCATGTTTATCGAGCGTATCTAAGTATGAATAATTAAGAGATATTACTGGTCTCTCACCTATTTCTCCATAATCTTCTAAATCTTCTAAACTCCTAACTTCGTTTAGTGTCATAGCCCCCATCGAAACCATTTCTCTGTAAAATTGGGCTCTAGTAGTCATGTCAGCACGCATTAAAGCATTAATATTAAACTTAAAATAATATCCTTGTTTTATTTGTTGTTCATTTAACAATTTTTTATTAAGTTCTTGCTCTATTAAGACAACTTCTGGAGCTATACAATTTTTAACAAAATCTATTGTCTGGTGTTCCATATTTGCATATTTCCCATCGGTTTCCCCTAACATAAAAAGAGGTAGTCCTGACACAGAACTTACCTCTTTAGCTGTTATTTTATTCAATTCTTCTTGTTTAAGGTCATTAATGTCATATTTCAACTGTTCAAAAATCATCCCTGCATCGAGTACCATTAACCCATTAAAACCTTTTGAATAATTACTTTCAAATTGATCTTTATAATCCTTCATTTTTTCTGATGATAGATTACTTGGTAACTTTAATATAGCTCCTGCTTTAATAGATTTATCCATCTGTCCAGCATTTATCTTTATTATATTATCTTTCAAAGTTAATTGGTCTTTTAAGCAATTAATAAAACTAATTCCCTTATAACCAGTAACGTATATACTAGACAAATGTATTATATCTAAATTATGTATGTAGGTTTCTTTATCATTATAGATCTTATAATATATATCATTTTCATTATTTACATAGATAGATACCTTGTTAGGATCTAATATAAGAATATCGCATATATCACCTATATTATTACGTCTAATATAAGCATAAGCATTACCATAAATTTCTTTATGTGCAACCATAGTTCTCCAAAAAATATATGGTGTCATATATTTGTTAGGACAAGTATCAAATATATAAGATAGATTATTTTTAACTATAACTTTCTTTTTTATGATACATTTATAGTCTTTAATAGTATCATCTTTATAGAGTTTGAGTGGCAATTGTGCTATTGCTTTACTCTTTTTATCAACTACGGAATATATAAGACTATGTACCTCTAATAACCTATCATTATATCCAATATTAAAAAATGATGTATTAGTGAGATTTTTTATTGATGGATTAAAATTAATTGTTGGAATACTATTCCTTTTAAATATATCTTTTATCTTATTAAACAAAAAATCACCTTCCAAACGATAAAAAGACCCTTAATCAAATAAAGGTCTTTTACTTTAAATAATTATTATCCTAATATAACTATACTATTTGATATATCTTTAAACTCATCAGATTGCATCATCTTTTTAGCTGTCATTGATAATGCATTTGCTTTACTATAAGAATTGTATATTTTTGTCCAATAAGTTAATCCATCACTATCTGCATCCCTACCAAACATCACCTTGTATGCTCTTTTAATACTATCTTCTGTATTCAAATTTAGTCCTTTAAATTCATCTGATGTTAAAATGCTAATGGTAAAATCTTCAACAGAAGATTTACCTAAGGATATTTGATTATGCCAATAAGTTAATCCATCATTATCTATTTCACGATTAAAAGCTTCTTTGTAAGAATGTTTCAAATATTCATTACATTTTTCTGAATCAAATTTAACTACTTTTAACTGTTTTGTTGTAGTGTTTTGGTTTGAAGATGATGATGTACTATTATTTGAAGATATTGACCCATGACCACAAACATCACAAATATCAGAAAGAAATTTTTTAACATCCTCAAATTCTCCACTATAAACCTTCTTACTATTAGCCAATGTTCTGCAGTTTCTACTAAAATGTATAGATTTACCATTAGGTGTATAATATACAGTTAATGATTGTACAACTCTTATATCATTACTACCAAAATTGTATGTACCAAATCCTGTAAAAGAAAATATACCTACAGCCAATAATGCTTTTAATAAAAATCTCTTCATATGCTCTAACCTCTCGTCAAAATATTTTATAAATCGTGCATTTAGATTATAAAATGTATTTACTTAAATGTCCATATATCAAATATAGGATCTTTATCATTTTGCTTATACATAGCTCTTACAAAAGCATTAATAACTGATGCAAGTGGATCTATTCTGTGCCTTGATTTGCTTTTATCAAGTTTAAAATTACCGTTTGTGTCACTTATAGTGATAGCATTTAAAACAGCAAAATTAAGTATTGGGTTATTATCATGTACTATTTCTTGATTGTATACTTTTTCTCTAAATGTTTTAGTTGCTTCTCCAAGCGTCCTTATACCTCGTCTTATTTCAACAGTATTATAACCTAAATCATTTAAATCTCTGGCAAGTATACTAGCATTCCATGGATCGTAACATATTTCTTGTATTTCTAATCCATATTCTTGCTCTATCTTCTGTATATATCTCATCAATACTCTATAATCAACTGTATATCCTGATGTTAATGTTATATATCCTTGTTTTTCCCATAAATCATACGGTTTCTTCTCTATCTTAATTTTTTCATCTATATACTCTAATGGACTAAAATTATGATTTAATATAAAAAACTTATCATCCTTAACTCCTATTATACCTATACTTGTTAGGTCAATAGTTTATGATAAGTCTATACCTATCCAAACCTTACATCCACTTAAATAATTAAGCGTTATATCTTTTGAGCATTTACTCCATTTTTCTATATCAATATATGTATCATTAGATGTGCCTATTTGTACCCACTTGTTCATGTGCTTAGTTAGGTAATTACGCATATTTTCTGGTTTGTCCAATGATTCCCTTAAAAATTTTCTAATATTATTGATACCCTCTTCATATGTAGCAAGTAGTGGATTGGCTTTAATCCAATTTTTCTCATCTTTAACATCATCATCTTTTTCTAATTCACAAATTAAAGAAAAATATTCGTCATTATGTATTGAACCAGATAATAACATACCTGAATATTCATACTCCTTGTGACATGGAGAATATAAATCAAATCCAGCAGTAGTTATAATAAGCGTAAGTGGCTCAGTTCTAGCAATCATTCCACCTTCTAATACATTTAATATTTCATCCGTCTTATGGCA